CCGATTCGCCTTTGGGCAAGGTGTTAGCACCGAAATTTCAATCCGGGGCCGCGCTGGGTCATGTTGCTGCCCGGTGCCGTCAGCCTTGGCAGGGTCGTATTCCCGCCGCAGGAATCCCAGAGCGTGTTGTAATGCGAAATCAGCGCTTTGATATTGCCAGCCGTGTATTCCACCAGCCGGTAATCCGCCGCCTGTACCCTCACAGCCTGTTGGCCGGAAATCAGGGCCAGATACGCGCCATAGAGAGACTGCATCTGTTCTTCGCACGTTCCGCTGGTGGCGACCGCGCAATTATCGTGCAAGACTCGGACGTTAGTTGCCATTTTTCTTGCCTTTCGGAGCCGGAGCGCTGGGCGCAACGGGGGGTGGTGGAGCCTCTTTGCTCGCCATGTTCTTGGATTCAAGCTCGAACAGGCCAAGCCGTTCTTTCGTGCGCAGCTCGCGCGCGCGTTCTTCCATCATGTCATCGTAATCAAGGCCGATTTGCTTGGCCTCATACGTCATGGTTGTCAGGCCAGCCTCGATCCGCAGCTTGGCGGCGGTCGCAGACTTTTGCGGGTCCGCGTCGGGCATTACAGGGCCGTGCCACTCACTTCGTGTCAGCGCGTCGCGGTCTTTATAAAAGTCCACACCCGACGGCAGGGTAGTATTCCCGCGCACGAGATGCTCCTCGAACCACACGTCAAACAGCCATTGGCAGAACGGCACGATTGTCACGTCCCTGCGCACGGCTGTCACGCGGTTGGTAAGGATATTAGCCATCCTGTTGGAGCTGTAATTGGTCTTGCTGAAATCGCCAGTGAAACTCTCCAGACTCAGGCCGGTGGAGCGCGCAGACTCTTGGCGCATCGTGTCCATAAATGACGAAATGTCTTTGCCAGACGTGGCGGAGTTTGACTTAAATTCCAAGTCCTCTCCGGGCAAGAGGTGCGTGATCCGTTGCGAACCGTCGCCGGTCTTGATCGACATATTGTTGTAATATTTGCCGCGCTGGGTGATGAATTGCTGGAGCGCATCAAGCCCGCTGATTTCGTTTTTCTCCGCGCCAACCACGTTCATAATCTTGTCGAAATCGGCATCCGACTTGACGATAATCCCGTACAAGGTTTGGATCATGGCCTGCCGGAGCTGGGCGTCGGAAAACTGATCGAGCATCTTCATGCTCTTGATAGCCGGAGTGAAAATGCTCACGCCGCGCGACTGTTCCGGCCTGATCTTGTCATAGCCGTGGAAGATGACCTGCCGACGCCTGCCGCCGAAGGTTTTCTTGAACGCCGCCACACGCTGCCATGTCAGGCGAGGGTAGCGGGCGAGAGGAGAAATGAAAGCGCGGGGGTGGCGATTTGAAATCCAGTATGCCTGCACGCGACCGGCGGAGTCGTATTCAATTCCGTTGCGAATATCCTTGTTGCGAATGTTCGTGTCGCTCATAACCTGTGGCGTCGAAACGCGCTCCGGGTCAATAATTCTGATCGCCAGATTGTACCCGCCGGACGCGCGGTAATGCGATTCCAGAACGGCAAAGAACTCGCCGTGAATCAACAAGCTGCGTGCCGCCTGATACTGTATGGAAAGCCAGTTTGAGCGCCGTGTGACGTCAACCCGGTTGTGCGATGACCATGCCCACCGGCGGAATGAAGCCTCGACTTCATCGCCTGTCTTTGCGCCCCAATCCTCGGATTGCCCAAGGGCATCGTAATCAATATGCAGCGACAGCCGCATCCCGTTGCCAATCATGTTGGCGGAAATCAAGTCGATCGCGCCGGATATGTACCCGTCGTTCTGCGACAGATCAATCACGCGCCCATCAATGCTCTGACGGCTAGGAAGAATATCCGCGTCGGCAGATTGTGCGCGTGGTCGCCAGCAATCCAAGTCTATGCTCGGAGTGCCGGTTGTCGGTGTAGTGCCAGCCTCATAGCTTGCGCTCTGCTCTGGCGTATTTGTTTCGGACAGCTCTAGCCCTGTGCCTGTTTGAATTTTCATGTCACCTTGGCTCTGTTAGCGATCCGTGCCACAAACATAATGGCGATGTGCCGAATTGGCAAGGTTCAATCGAACGATAGCGCCGCCGCGCCCCAATCCGTCGTGGTGGCGGCTTTTTGCTCTGCCGTTTTTACCCGCGTAAGGGCTATCTCGCGGTTTGCCCAATTCGGCTTCAACAGCGTCCGCATGGCCGACGCGTAAACCGCCGTGTCCAGCACCTCGGCATCTGTGCCTTTCTTGCGCACCCACTTCAGCACCGGCCTGCCCGCGACAAAAGACACGTCCCGATACTCAGACAAAAGCTGTTTGGCAAATTCCAGTTTGTTCAGCGCCATGTCGGCGATGTGGATATAGCCGTGGGCTTCCCTATCAGAGATTTTCAGGCGCTCCATCACGTTCGTCTTGGCGCTATCCACGCCCACAAGCCAGAGTTGCTCGTTATTCTTGCGTTTCTGCTTTGACTTGTCGATTATCAACCGCTCGCCAGACACGCCCTTGAGCGCGTAATAGCTGCCGCCGGGGTGAGACGTCACGAAGTCCATCACCGTTTGCGTGAGATACCCGCTGTCGATCCCGGTGCAATCCCGCTTGATCGTCTCGCCAAGCTCGTGTTGGTATGTCATGGACAGAAATTCGTGCAGGTCATTCCAGACAACATCGCCGGACGTGTCGCCATGTATCACGGTGTGATCCAGAAAATACGCCTGATGCTCGGACCAGCCGACGGTCAGCACCTCGATCCGGTCGCGCTGCACGTCGCACCCGCTGGTCAGCGCCAGCACCTCTTTCGGCACCGGATCAAGAGAGATGGCCGACATTCGGTCAATCACATCTTGCTCGGTAATCTCAAGGTCCGCCGATTTGTGAGGCTGGCCTAGAAAAGTGTTCGTGAAAACCTGCTCCAGCATCGGGTCGCCGCGGCTCGAAATAAACTCGCGCGCGGCATTTGACCACGAGCCAACCCAAGGGGAATACAGGCCGTTGAGCTGAAAGCCCGCCACGTCGCGCACTTCGGGGGCCGTCCTGATCCACTCGCCATCCGCAATCGCCTTCAGCCGATCAGCCTCGGTCCAGCACACGCCGCACTCAGGGCAGGAATACGTCGCGGTCTCCCAATCGTCACCCTCCCAAGTTATCCGTTCAAATTCAAGGGTTTGCGTAAAACTGCAATGAGGGCATGGCACAAAATATTTTCGTTTATCTGAGGCAAGCCAATGGCGCTCTATCTCGCATATACCCGACAATAGGGGGGTGCTGGTTACAATCGACAGCGCGCCGTTGCCCTTGAAGGTGCTGAGACGCTTCATTCCGAGCGCCAGCGGATTGCCGTCTTTGCCTGCCGTTGCGCTGAATCTCGAAATCTCGTCCGCCAGAAGGTACTTTACCGGGCGCGACGCAACCGAGTTGCTCACGCTGGCCGACACGAAGTTGACAATCGTGCCGTTCGTAAAACGCTTTTGCAGGGTAGTCTGGCCGGTGGCGTTGCGCCGGTTGTCAACCAAGCCGCGTTGCAGCGCTGGGCAAACCTGAATCATCGGGGCGAACCGCTCTTTCGAAATCATCTCCGCCACTTCGATGCTGGGCAGCATAAACAGTATCGGCGCGCCCTCGCCCGGCGTGGCACAAACCTTGCCCAAAAACGCCAGCAATATCGTGGTCTTGGCAAGCTGCGCGGCCATCATCAACGCCACCTGATCTATGTTAGGCTCTTTTCCGTCCAGCACGTCCAAGATGCCCTTGGAATACGGCGTCCGGTCAAATGAAATCAGGCCCGGTTCCGCCGCGCTTTCCGGTGGCAGGTAATAGTTGTTCTCAGCCCAGCTCAGAAGTGATTGCACCTCTGGCGGCGTTATCCCGCGCACGAAAGCCTCGGCAAGCCCCGCGTCAATCATTTCTTAGCCAACTTGGCAATATCTGCGCCCATTTCTCTCAAAACTGAATCCAATTCTTTGCCCAAAATCGTGCGCCCGGCGTCAGACATATGCGGCCTGAGCTTCGGCGCGAGGTTCTTGATCCGCATCTGGATTGTGGTCGCGATCTGTTCAACGGCGGCCTCGACGTCCATGCGGTCAACCATCTCGCCGGACTCTTTTTTGAATATCAATTCAGCGCGTTCAGCCTTCCACCGGGCCTCGCGCCGCTTGGCTTCTGGCAGAGACATATTGTCATTCGCCATCGCCTCTCGCTGGGCAACCGGGATGATCACGCGTTTCTTTTTCTCGACGGGCTTAGTTGGTTCTTTGGATTCCAGCGGAGCTTTGCCTGCCTTCTTGCGCGCCGCGTTGCCCGACACTATCTTATCCGGTGCCATCTGCGATCTGTACTCAAGTACCTCGGCAACATCGAACTTCATGTCAGGCCCGCGAGCAAACGCGCCCGTCCGTTCCTGATCAATCAAGGTCGGTTTTGAGATGCCGCACATCTCTGCCATCTCAGTGAGGGTGGCTCGCTCAAGCCTTATTTTCTTCGCCATAACCAGCATGTGTGGTTAAGCCAGATAGGTTTCAACTTATAAATGGAAAACCCTTTAATAACGGGGGGTTAGGTGATCCAAAAAAATTCGATCTAGCTATAG